ATCAGATTCTCTAAAAAGAATCTCCATTTCAGATATCTTATAATGAGACTTTAACCTATTGCCAGGGCAGGGAAGAGGCACATTTAGTTCGATGTTTTGAACGTCATTCTCAAACCAATCTAGTACAGTTGACCTGTATGCAGCTTCTTCCTGTCCATTTACAAAATATCCTTTTTGTTTAGGAACGTAAGCTATTTGAGTGAATGGAGCGATAAGTGAATACTCATTGTCATCGTACTTAAACCTATAACTAAATCTTACGAACTTATCTTCTAAGTAGTCAGGGTCCCCCGGCCAACTAGGATCATTTTTTTTGTTAGTCATTGTAGACTTAAACAAGTTATAATAAGCCCCAGGGGTCGCTGAGTTTCCACCCGGAAGGTTAGGCTCGATATTTATTCTTGTTTCACTTCCAACATTAACTACTGTCGTTATAGTACAATAGTCTTCTCCGCTAACATTATCTTCTGGAGAAACTATTATCCCGCCTATAAAAGGGGTGAGCTCTTCTACTCTATTTCCTTCTACTCGTATATAACTAGTTGCAGTTCCTGTATTAACGACTCTTAGTTTATTTACTAAATTTATAGGCTGATAGGGAGAATATTTAGCTACGGATATTTGATGTTCCTCTGTATAATAATCCGTGTCACTACTATTAACCACTTCTTTACTTGACTGAACTGTAGCAGTTGCTAATTCGATGTTTATCTTCCTAGGTTGGTTTCTATTGTCCGTCCAGAATAAAAGTTGTTCTATTAGGTTTACCCCTATGATTCTGTTAGTTGTAGAAAAATTTAAAAACTCTCCTTGTACTAATCTATTATAAGACCCCGTCTTCGTGTTAAAAACATATATATAATGTTGTGTTCCAAACGGTGCATCTGTAGGATTTTCTGGGCTAGGATCTGTGTAGTCTGTAAGAAAAATGAAAACCCTATCATTTGTCGAGTCTACAAGATTACCTATTATTTCAATGGAGCCTAAATCGGTTTGACTTATCAAAGAATTGCCTATAATGTTTTCTACAGAACCTACATTGTCAGACTCTGAACGACCAACACCTACATTTAGCGCATCCCTATATTCTCCGTTAGGTATAATCCTATCGTCTAAGTCTTTATTCATCTTAGCTTTTAGGAAAGTATTTTTTATTTCTTGTGCCATTTAATTCTTATTTAATCCATTTAGACTTACCTCTCATTACTTGTACTATCTCTGATAGTTTAATGTTTGATAATCTTATCTTCGCATTTCTTAATTTAGCGTATCTTTCTCGTTTAAGTCGCTGCACGATGTACTCAGGCTGTCCCATTCGCGTCGAAATGATTGCATGGGATATATGAGCATATAATGCCTCTTCAGCCATCTTAGGTACCTTAAAATCCATTCCTTCATAAGCTAAGCCGTCAGACACATATTCTAATACTATTAATGAGTCTTTTAAATTAGACGAAAACATTATAGATCCATCTCTTTCATTCATATTAAACCAACCGCCTGATTGCATATATTGTGGATCTCCACCGTATCTCTGTCCTGCTGCTAAATCAAAACTCAATGTGTCTATAATATCGTTGTATTGTTGTCTGCTTATATTACCAGCTAACAAGCTAGCATTAGCATTTGCCCATCTTTCATTTGATATAGACGAACCTTCCAGTTGATCACCAAAATTATCAGTAGTGATTTGACCGGCTCCATCTTGCAATGGAACCTGATACGGCGAAACATGTAGTGCATTAGCTGGAAAAATAGGACGTTTAACTCCTGTATTATCTATTCTAGATATAGATGTGTAATTTACATAGTCTTGAGGTATAGGTAAATTAAGGCTAGCTGGTACGTTTAACTCTTGCGAACGTATTGTTTTTAAAGTGTCATAGCTAAACTCTTGTAATCCTCGCTTAGCGTGAAATATAACGTCGGTGCGTTTAACGTCAAGGATTAACTTACCTTCGCCTACATATATAGCCATAAACGCATCTATAACTTCATTTAAAGGCCTGTATGAATAATTGCCTTGATTCTGTTGTACCGTATCGCCGTAAGCATCGCTATTACCGTACTTACCCCCAGTTAATGTTTTTAACTGTATAATAACGTAGTCCCCTACTGCTATAGGGTCAGGGCCGTCAGCGGGATTATCGCCTGTGTCAACTCCAAAGTATACAGCATTATTTTTTACATAAAAAGCATTTATAAATTCCACGTAAGTTTCAGGCAAACCGGTAGGACTTACATATAACTTAAAGTTGTTTAAATGATAGTTTTGATCGTAAGGGTCCCAACTGCCAAATTCTAATTTAGTATCAAATGTAGCTACCAGCGGACTTCCATCGTATTGAAATCTCTGTGCTCCAGCGTAATATTGCTCGTTAGTTTCGGTAATTAAACCGCCGTTAGGTCTTGCCATGTCTTATAATGTTTCTTTAATTGTCTCTGCTTGCACTTGTTGCTGGGCTACTTGTATTATACTAGGGTCTTTAACTACTACGCCTGCGTAAAGAAGTATTCTAGTTACTATATTGGATTGTTCTTTTTTAGAAATTTCAAAGTCAATAGATCCTGTTGGACTATAGCTATAGTACGCTTGCCCTGTTGGTACAGTAAAATTCCATCTTACGTCCATAGGTTTTCGTAAGTAGCTAATGGTTATGTCCGATGTAATAGCAGAGGGTAAAACTTGTATTTTGTTGTTTTCGTATAAAAAGACGGGATAGCTAATACTAGGTGCTACTAGTGGATTGCCTTTTAAATAAGGTAATTCATTCCTTTGCACGAGTTGTAATTCTTTTTCGTCCTTGTAAAATACTGATCCTAATGTGTAGAAATTATTAGGTTTAGCGTTAACTAATATGCTGCTTCCGGAAGAGGGGCTAGCATTAAATGTAATTGAAGATCCCGAAACAATATATGCATTTGTAGGCTGTAGTATATTATCAATATACACATACACCGTGCTTTCCAATAATTGTGCAGCCGATATTGATGTGAATGTATATGAGCTCTGCCCAGCCACCCCAGTGAATGTTTGAGAATATACGGAGTTATTGTTTCCTGTAGGTAAGATAAACTTACCCTCTCCTGCATTAAATGTACAATCTCCATACTCTTTGAATATAGATATATCCTGATTAGTGTTTTTTATTTTGTCACCGTATTCAGTAATGTTATCAGGCTTACGAACTTGAAGGTCTAGTGTATTGAAGTAACCTTCAAATATTTCTAATTGAACTTGTGTAGCTACCTTATTAAATTCATCAGGGGTTAACATTCCCCGTTGTTCTTTATTTAATATAAGTAAAACCGTTCTATAAACTGTATTTACATTTATTGCCATTATATTTTGTTTTATATATTATTAACCGGACTCAGTTACGAATCCGGTTAATATAGTCTACTTATTATAATTACATAGTTTTATAAAAAACTACTAATTAAAACTTCTTTTCTATGGACCTGAAAACTTCCATACCTTCATCTGTTTTGAAGTAAGCAGCCATTGCTGAATATGGGTTTTCGTCAAAAGGAACATTCATAAGCTTTCTGCCTGTTGATGTCCATGAAAATGTTCTCTGGTCCTGAGATAAACTTAGTATATTTGCTTCGGTAGCTTTTATAGCTACATTACGTAAATGTACGTTATCGTCCTGAGCTAATTCTAAGAATAACTGTGGGTTACGACGTGCAAACAATCTAAGGTCTCGCTTAATCTCTTTAGATGATAAGCTATTAACTTTGCTTCCAACCTCAACTCTTAGTATTGCTTCTGCTTCGTCAATATCCATTTCTCTTGCGATAATAGCTGCATCAACTTGCATGTCTAATACATCGATATCATCTTCTGCTTCCTCCACCGAATCATACTCTACGTATATGCGATTTCTTAATGGGTGATACAAAGATAACAACTTTTGTAAGTTTTGTTTTTGCTTAGGCACTGTTAATACGCCCTCTCTAAACACGATATGTCCTAATGTTGCTTCGCCTTTCTGATCTTGTTTGAAAGGAGATGAATGGTTGGTTGCATATCTAATTTCTTTTTGTACTCCTGTCTCCTCATCATAATATAATAAAGAATGCTTTGGAGTATGTTTACCTGGTATTGTATGAGTAAGTGGTGCAGCATCATTTTTTAAAAAATATACTCTATCCTTAATTTCCCATTCTGGTTTTGCAGGTTCTACTGGTTTAGTAGGTGCAGGTTTAACTGTTTCTACTGTTTCTACTTGTATTGGCAACCCATCTGTGATAGGTTCCGCTGGTGCAGCTTTCTTTTTAGCTGCAGGTTTTTTATTTGCCATAATATGATATAATTAAATAGTTAAAAGAATAATAATTACCCCCGTCATTACAACGAGGGTAAGAATTACATTTGAAATCCTTAGATTCCTTTGAATAATACGAAGTTATTAGCTCCTTGAGTAATTAAACATCTTTCTGATAAGAAGTTAATTTCCATTGCATCAAGAGTTGAAGACTGTGCTCCACCTACTGATCCAGTTACCCATTGCTTCATTCTTCTGTCATCAGTTTGAGAAGCTCTGTATCGTACGTGCAAGAATGGACGACGAATGTTAGTTCCTAAAACTTGATCGTAAACAGTTGAAGTTCCAGCTGGTACCATAACACCTTCAATAGAAGCTACTCCGTCGATAGCTCCACGAGTGGATGCATCGTTTAAGTATTTCCAATCAGTCTTATAGAAGTCGTAAGAACCTCTACGGAAACCAGTGAATCCTAAGTTTAACGCCATGTCAGAAGAGTTATCAAATAAACCGTAAGCAACACCACCGTTTGCTCCAGCTGATAAACCAGCTAACATATCATCAAAGTCAAGAGCAGTTTGTCTGTTGTTGAATAACATGTTCTCTTCGATTGCACCTTGAGTATCAAGATTCTTAAGAATGTTATCAAATTCAGCTAAACCATTTGCAGCAGTGAATCCAGTTTCGATGTTACCACGTTCAGTGATAGCAGCAAATAAACCTTGAGTTCCTGGCTGAGTTAATTGAGTAGCAGCCACTTCATTAAGTTCACCTTCTACCATTGCCATTTCTAAATAATCGTCGAAACGTAATTTAGTTTCAGAAGCAGCTTTCAAATACCATAAGTATCCGTCAGTTCCATCTTCAGTAGCAACGTTTACCCATCCGATTTGCGCAGTATCAGAACCAGATACAACGAACTGATCTCTAATAATGATTGGAGAGTTAACGTACTGAGTCATTACTGGGTTGATAGAATTACGTGCAGCTGAGTTACCAGGTCCACCAGCATCTAAGCTAGTTCCTTTTGAGTAACTTGAACCGTAAACAAACACCTTCAATCCTGTAGCAGCAAATCCTTGAGTAGCTAAAGATGAATTGCTAAAAGGCTGTACGGTAATTGTTCCAGCAGCTCCTAAAACAGAAGCGGTTACGATAGCTTTAGCTTCTAATCCCGCTGGATCAAGAATTACTACTGTATCGTTAACAGAAATTACATTTTGTACTCCTGCTACTGCTCCTGGGTTGATATCAATAACTGATAAAGTACCAGCCCCATCAACTTGGGCTACAGCATCGTAAGAGATGTGTAATCTGTTTTGTTCAGACCAAATAACTTGATCAGAAGACATTGGCATTTCTGCTCCTACCATACGTAAGAATCCGTTTAACGTTCTGTTTCCATAACGTTCTACTTCAGCTTCGTATACTTCTGGTAAGTACTGCTGAGCAAAGTCAGCAAAATTGTCAGGAATTCCCGCGGCTCCGCCGTTATCGTTCCATTGTAAATAGTTTGTCGCAAGTGCTTGCGTAGTTTGTGTTGGGATTAAACTCCCAAATTCTGGTGCTATTGCCATTTTTTAATTATTTTAAAATTTCTTAATTTTTAATTTTGAAGAATTTCCGTCGCTTACACCTTTTATTGTCCATTTACCCAGCTTGACATCTCCTTTTGGAGCAGCTTGGCGGGCTTCAGTTGATACGTTATTTGACTTATTAGTTATCTCTCTAATTGCATCAGCTTTACCTTGCTCATAAAAATGGTTTGCCATTTTGTCAGGGTTGCTTGCCGCATATAAAGCTTTGTGATAACCTGCTGTATCTTCCAGAACTCCGCTATCACCAGTAAACTTATTGATGAAATTGCCTATATCCTGCTGCCTTTCGGACACCTTTTCCGCATTTGGAACGCTCATTCTAAACGTCTTATCTCCTACATTAAAATCGAAACCTTCGAAGTCCTGTGAAAATAATTTGCTTGTGTTTGCTCTAAATATTTCTTGGTTTTTGGTGGCTTGCGCCTCATTCTCCTTGAATCTATTGAAAAAGCTTTCTGCTTCGGTTTGATTAGAACTACCGGTAGACCTCAACTTGATGTCATCATAGTATTTGTTCTTAGTCTCTTCCAAAAACTGTTTAGCTTTTGCAACTTCTTCTTTATACGCAATCTTTTTCTTGCGTATGTCTTTATCCTCGTCTATGTCTTCGTCGAACGCAAAGTTATCATTGATAACAAAATCGATCTCTTCAGGACTAAGATGAGGCTTAGTGTTTTTATAATATTCTTTTACGAGGACGCTTTTATCAACGTCGTCGTAATTTGTGTTTAGTCTTACATAGTCCTGTATGTTTCCACCTGTATCCTGCATAAAGTTAACTAACTTTTCAATGTTTTCAGGCAATGTTGGTTGTACTGGAGCAGTTTCAGCTACGGGTGTTTCTGCAGCAACCTCTTCTTTAATAACTTCCGTTAATGTAGGCGTTTCTTCAACGACCTGTTCAACAGTCTCTTCAGGTTCTGATTGTATAACTACTTTAGCTATATCTGGTCCTGTGCTTTTTTTCTTTAGCGTAACCTTAGGTATATCTGTACTAGTGTCAATCAACGGCTCTTTAATAGCCGCTCGCTTTTGATCATCTGTTTGTACGACCTCCGGCTTTTTCTTTTGTTGGATCTTAAAAGTTCCTTCTGTTTTTTCCATAAAATAATATATAATTGTTTAAATAACTCTAGTCAACATCAAAAGAGCTTAAACCAAACCCACTCATATTGTCATTGCCTTGTGATTCAAAGTCTTGAGGTTGTCCACCTGTTTCTCTTTGTTTAATCATTTTGCTTTGTTGAGTAGCTTGTATTTTTGTTCTCTGATCTTTTCTGTCTTCGGCTTGAGCTTGCTTTTGATCTTCAGCTACTCCTTTACCTTGTGCTAATTGCATGTTATACTCAAACTCCTTTGCCATAAGCATTTCTTTCATTTGAGCTTCCATTTGCATTCTTTGTATTTCAAAATCAGCTTTAGCTTTTTCTATTGCTATTTTCTCAGCTGTCAGTGCTTGTTGCTTTTGAACTTCCTGCATTGCAATCTGTTCTTGAGCCTGAGCATTTGCTTGTGCTTGTGCTTGTGCTTGAGCAGCTTGAGCTTGTTGTGCTGCTTGCTGTTTTTTCTGACGCTTTAATTTTAGCATTTGATTAGCTAGCTGTATGTTTTTGATATTTCTAATATCAATTGCATCTTCAATATCTATACCTCCTTGCTGCAACGATGTATTAATATTGTTTGTTAATTCAGCTTTTTCTTCATCATCGGGTTCTAACTCTAACATTATGCCAAAATCATATAAGTTTGAATTTGCTAACTCTCTTAACGTTTCAACGTTTGTTGCTGATATTGAATTTTTAAGAGAATTTTCCGTTAGCGGGTTAGCTATCACATCTGTTAACTTCAAAGATATTATCTCTGCTGTCCTAAGCGTTAGGAATAAAGACGCCTTTAATATATGGTTCGTAGCAGTATTTGACGCGTTCGCCGCTATCTTTTGCAAACCTACTAAAGCATTAGCATCTGGCTGGCTCCCATCTCGCGCTTCATTTAATCCGGTTACGTCTCTAATCATCTGCAGGTTATAATTATATGCTGCAATTAAAGATTGTATTTTACTTGATCCACTACCTGTTTGTAGTTCTTGAATAGGTATTTTACCTCTGTTCATATCACCTTCTTGCGTAAGGGATCTACCTACAACTGAACCAGTTTGAAAGTACATATTAAGTGCTTCCGCCGGGTTATATGTTGTACCATTACCTAAATCAACCTCTGCCAAACCATCTACGTCTAAGTACACACCATCTGGCACCATCTTAGATAATACTTGTTGTAACTTTAAGTTTGTTAGGTTAATGATATCGGCAAAGCCTATACACTTACTTATAAGTGATTGTATTTTACCTTTGTACATTCTAGGAGCAGCTGCCGCATAACTCATAACAACTTTAGTGGTGTCCGCCATAGGGCGAGTCATGTTCTCTGCTAATTCCCATCTAAGCATTATATCAGTGTTCATTACTTTAGCTCCTTGATATAACACTTCTATTGATCTTGATACTCTTTCAAAATTATCATTTGGAGGCGGATTAAACTCATCCGTTTTCTCAATAGCTTTTTCTAGGCCTGTGTCTGTTCTTTTGATTTTAAATACTTGATTCATATAAGTTTTATATTCAAAATATAATACTTGAACCGTATCTCTATCGTTATTCATAAAGCCCGTAACGTTGGATCCGTTGATTGGGCTTGATTGTATTCTTTCTAAATCGCTATCACTTACATTAGGAAATTCCTTTTTAAGTTCTGATAGTGTTATTTGTTTTACTTCTCCGAAATAATATAAATCGCTAAAATAGGGATCTTCTGTATATGACCAAACACATTTTGCGGGATCTACATAGTCAACTACTAAACCTTGTGACTTATTAAATGATGTTTTAGTTATACCAATACCTATATTTACAAGGTCTTGATCCACTCTTTCTTTTATGTTATCAAATTTGTTTTTATCTAACACGGTATTTATAGCTTCCTCTTCGGCTATTTCAATAGCCATTTTAGGCTTTAGCTGCATAAACAATTCTAGCTCTTCTGGAGTATCAGGTAATTGCTGATCGTCCATACCTGACTTAGATATATCTTTTCCGAACACTTGAGCAGCTACAGCAATATCTTGTTGCATTGTCATATCATACAATATAGCTTCCTGTTGTCTTGTTCTTTTAGCTATAGATTCTGGATCCTGAGCATAAGCGTTAAGATCAAACTCTTTTTGAGATATACCATTACAAACAATATTAGAAAATTTAGTTAACACCGGAACAGGTGTCCAGTCTATGTTCATATAAGACAAATCCCCGTTAACCGCTAATTCATTCTTATACTTATCCATAGGTTGCTCCCCCCTGGCATATAGCCTTAACATGTTAAAGGTTTTGTAGTTTAAGTTGAATCTATTTGAAGTACTGCCTCCAAATGAAAACCATTCTTGCTCAATAGCTCTAGAAACTTGTAAACCATATTCAATAGTTGCTTTTTCTTCATCTGGTACCACCTGATCTGGAAACGAACTATTATAGCTTGTGCTTATTTTCATCTACTTAATTATTTTGGAAAAATTCCCTTTGTTATTGTATTTTTTAAATCCTAAGTCAAAAGACTTCTTTTTCGTTTCGTTTGTTGGTCTGTACCTATGTTTATTGCAAGCCATAAGTGCTAAACCCGTGCTAATAGATGCATCAAACTTTGTCCTATTATTTATATCAAACTTTGCCCAATCTTCTAGTGTACGCTGGAAATACATATCTCCATATCCACTTTCTTGTTCGCCTACAAAATCTTCTATATAAGTTTCAATTGCAGCGGCATGTGCTTGTTTTATATCTTCACTTG